CAGTACATATGACTTATCTAATAACGAAACAGCATTGGATAGCTAGGACACTGGATTGGTGTAAAGAAAATGATTTGATTGATTTTGATGACGACTGAAAAATAATTGTTGACAAGGTGGTTGTTTTTTGGTATAATATACATAAGTGAGAATTAAAAATTACTTACAAATTAAGCGCAGCTGTAGGCACTGCCGTAACAACACCTACAAATGTCTGGCACGAGTAGGAAACGAGCTTTCCGAGGGTGTGGTAGGAGTACCAGTTCCACCGCTGGTCGGGTTTGTCAGACATAATTTTAACCGAAGTACCGAAAGGACTTCACAGACGCATACCGAAAGGGTGCGATATAGGAGAATATAATGACTGGATTACAGCATTTTAATTTTAACGACTTCAACAGACTGTTTGTTGGATTCGATCGTCTCAATAGAGACTTAGCAGATAGGGTTGCGAATAACCCTTTAACAGACTACCCTAGATATAATCTAGTATCACTTGGAGAGGACGAATATCGAATAGATATGGCGTTGCCAGGCTGGTGTAAAGATGACATCAAGGTAGAACAACTTAAAAGTACACTCAGTATTGAGGGTATGACTAAGTTGACTGGAGAAGAAAAAGAGACCTTTGTTCATAAGGGTCTTAGTGGAAAACCTTTCAAACGAGAGTTCACTCTCGGAAGTTGGGTCGAAGTAGACACTTCAACATACAAGGATGGTATGTTGTCGGTACATCTCTCGGTTAATACACCAGCCGAAGAAATGCCCAGAAAAATAAACATAGAGTAACATGGGAGTTATAAGACGAGCATACAGAGCGAAATCACAGGTAGAATTAATGAGAGTTGGACAACAATTTGAAGTATTTGTTCTAATCTGCTTATTCGTATTTTCTGTCTTGCAGCTGACATAGGACTTATAGTGCAAATCACATCCATAGCACTAGAAAACCTCAATAAAAGAGTTGCCTCGAGTGTAAAAACTCTAGGCGCTCGCTTACGAGTTAAAGGTGGAGGTTGTGGGGGATATACATATGAGTTAAGTCATGCGGAAAGTCGCGATTTAACTGATATAGTATACCAAGAAATCTTAGTAGTAGATAAACTAAGTGAGGAATATTTAAAAAATGCAATATTGGATTGGAAGGTTGATGAACTTAATGAGTCATTTCATATTGTTAATGAAAACGAAACAGGTCGCTGCGGTTGTGGCGAAAGCTTTTACATACAGGACAAAAATGAAAATAAGTAATACAGGAATAGAATTAATTAAACACTTTGAAGGGTGTGAGCTAGAGGCATATTTATGTGCAGCTGGAGTACCCACGATAGGGTATGGGCATATCAAAGATGTTAATATGGGCGATAGTATTGACCAAGGCACAGCCGAGGTTATGCTAACACATGAATTAGAGGAGTATGAAAACTACATTAATACGCTAGTAACAGCACCTCTTGAACAGTATCAATTTGATGCAATGGTATCATGGGTGTTTAACTTAGGAGCAGGCAACTTAAAAGCCTCAACACTCCTAACAGTACTAAACTCAGGTGATTATGCAGGAGTTCCAGCACAGATAATGAGATGGAATAAAGCGGGTGGTAAGGTACTAGAAGGGCTTACAAGGAGACGACAGGCAGAGGCTGACTTATTTAGTGCAAATTAAATTTGATGGCAAAGAGTATAACATTAACCAAGAAATGTGGGACGCTATGAACACTCAAGCTGAAGAACGGGATATGGATATTACTGAGTATATAGCTGAAGCATTTACATTATTAAAAAATGAATCTAAAAACACAATTCACGAATGATACATTGGAAGAACAATTAAGAGAAATAGTCTGCGACCAGCAGAAAGAACTTAAATCTCTACGAGCCTCTATTGAGTTATTAAAAAACTCAGTAGCAGAAGAACAGGAAGCAAAATACAGAGCATACATAAAGTATGCTGATTTACAAAAGGAATATAATGGCAGATAAGACACAAGACTACAAAGTGACTTTAGTATTCAAGAATAAGGGAGACAAACATCCTACAGATTGGATTCACCTCGCGATGGAGCGTGGTTGGTTTGCTACAGAAGTAGCTACACACTATAGTGCAGAAGTAGAAGCGATAGATAGGTCGCAAGAAGAATGGTCATGGCTAGACAATATAGATAGCCTTAATGGACACATTCAGAATAACACAGCTTTAAAAGCAGTACAAGAACAAAAAGAGTTAGTACAATCTCTACAAAATAGCACACACAGTCCTTCTAATTGGACACAGTACGAGGAAGAATTAGTTGATCTTCGTAATAAGTTGGAGAAACTAGAAAAATGGCACAACCAAGTGAGCAATTCCAAGGAGACATGAGCCGAAATGAGGTCGAAATTGACCTCAATAAATTCATGGCAATGGTATCAGAAATAGGTGAATTAAAAGCCAAGATAATGGAAATGGAAAATGAGAGAGAACCCGATAATCCTTGGCAAAAGGCAATATGGTTTTCACAAATGATAGATGCATGGCGCATCTTTCCTAGAGCCTTTCTAAGTATTTATATGTATTTACTGTACTATTGTACTTTTTGGTTCATGGAGCTGGATATACCTACGCTAGAGCAATCTGGTTTAATCAGTATTGTGGTCGGAGCAGGCGCAGCTTGGTTTGGACTGTACGCGGGCACAGCTAAAGACAAGATTAATGGTGGAAAGTAAAAATAGTTCTTGACATTTCCTCAAGAATTTAGTATAATAGTTGTATGAATATTTTTATACTTGACAAAAGATAAACAATAGGTGGCATAGATGAATAAGACAGAAAGACTAGGGACTTCCCTATTCTTAGTACTAATTATGAGTACTGTTGTGCTATATGGATGCACAAGGTACTATGCGAAGGATATAGTTCCTTCAGAACTGAGTATAGAAAAGGATAGACGCATCAATGAGTGCGTAAGAGGATATTTCCATTCTAGTATTTCAATGTATCACGACTGGGCAGTATACGACCTATACAAGCTATGTGAGATGAAAGACAAAGGACCTGCAGAAGATGCAGATTAGTAAAATACTACAAGAAAGTCCTTTAATCTCAGTATGTTTTCCAGAGCATTGGACACAAGATAAAATAGACATTTGGTTAGCCAAGTGGTATTCATCACGAAATTTAACACATTAGGAAAGAAATGACAGAACAACAACAATTTAATGACTACGCAAAGTTTGTAGTCAGCACCACCTCTAAGGAAAGCTTAGACACAGTAGCACTAGCAGAAAGACTAGTCAGCCTCACATTAGAACACCCATTAACAGAATTTGCCCAGCTATTAACTGCATCAATCGGTATGCAAGCTGAATCAGGAGAGTTCTCAGAAGTAATCAAGAAGATTGTATTTCAAGGGAAAGAATTTAACAAAGACGAACGATTCCATCTCATGCGTGAGTTGGGAGATGTACTATGGTACTGGGTTCAAGGTTGCACAGCTTTAGGGTACACTCCACAAGAAGTAATGGAAGAAAATATTAGAAAACTAGAGAGTAGATACCCTAATGGCTTTGAAGCAATCCGTAGCGAAGTACGAAAAGACGGAGATATATAATGATAGAGTTTTTAAACAACACAATACTATTTCCTTGGTACATAGGCAAGTACATCTTTAGTTTAGGAGCATACTGGTTTGGTATCAGTTTTTTACTAAATACTGATGCTTTTATAGCCTTTACTGAGTACTTAGAAGAACGATGGAACCACTGGATTAAGAGGAAACAAAAATGATGAAGTTTAATGAGGATGTAATTCTTGCTAGACTGAAGAACTATATAGATAGTACTTATAATTTACACTATTCACAGGGAAAGGTTCAGACTACCGAAGTTACTTTTGACGCAGGGCATGGAGAAGGTTTCTGTATAGGAAACATACTCAAGTATGCACAGCGTTTTGGAAAGAAAGCAGGTAGAAACGAAGCTGACCTATATAAGATTATTCACTATGCAGTAATACTTTTAGGAGAACTGAGCAAAGAAGAAGAACAAGAACGAAAAGATTTTGAAGATTATATGCAAGAAGGTGTTGAGTAATGATACAAGAAGCATTTCAAGACATATTTACTACCGAGTTCAAAGGTTTTACCAGCAGAATGTGGTTAGACTACTGTGACGAACACAGCGACCTTAGAACAAGTACTCCCCTTAACTACGCAGGATATGTAGTTGAAAACATGAAGTACTTAATTAGAAGGTTTAATACAGACAACGACAACACACACCTAAACATTAAATAATGACCTTTTCAGAAGTTCATCGTGCGCTATGGCGACAGGAAAGAATTGTAACATATAAATCACTTACGAGTAGTAAAACTCACAAAGTAAGATGTACCATCAATGTAACCTTTATGCAGAGTACATCTGATAAAATACTTTTGTGGGACTTAGATAATAAGAAAACTATTGACATAGAAGTCAATACAATAACAAACATAAAATAATGGCAATAAAACAAAAGAAACACGAAAAATTAGACGAAGTTAATATAGCTAGGGTGATAGAATCACTAGAAGCAAAGACTCCCGTTACCAAGAAAGAAGCCTGTGAGATGTTAAACATAAGTTATAACACCACCAGACTTACAAATATTATACAAGAGTTCAAAGAAACTCTACAATTTAGAGCAACACGAAAAGCACTTAACAAAGGTAAGAGAGCCACAGACTTAGAGATTAAGTCTGTTATTCAACACTACCTTAGTGGTGAAACTATAAGTGATATTGCTAAAGGATTATACCGATCTTCTACCTTTATAAAAGGAGTTATAGAAAGAGTTGGTATACCTCAGAAACGACCTAAAACAGAACAACAAACCACTGCGTACCTACCAGAAGAATGTGTAAGTACTGTCTTTGAGCCAGGCGAAAAAGTCTGGAGTGCAAAGCATGACCTACCTGCACGGGTAGTTAAAAAACTAAGTGGAAAAACTAACTACATGGAGAAGTATGGTAGCGACTGCTATCAGCTTCACATAATTGAATTAACAAACTTTGAGAGTCCTTACTTTGGCTTCATCAAAGAGGGTGGCTTCAACGCCTCCGCGCTAGCCTATGATATAGGGAAACTAACGCATTTACAAAAGTACGGAGCAGAAATATAAGGAGTATGAAAATGGAAGTATTATATATACTTCTATCGGTCTATCTTAGTACATGGATCATGATAATGTTTAGGACTTTTGGTCTTATAGCAGTTATCCTAAAAGGTAGGAAGGAGATATTACTCACTAAGTGGAAAACAATGCATCTAATAGTCTATGGACTAGGGATAGTTTGTTTAGTTCCCTTTATCTGGCAGGTTATTTTATCAGAAAGAATCAGAAAGACTTGGGTACTATCATACTGTGATGCAGTAATGAGGAAGTAAAATGAATGATGAAATAAGGGCAGCGCTGATACTAAAATATAGTGCAGAAGTTGCTATGGCAAAAGCCAACATACAGGTGTACTTGAGACACCCAGCAGGTATTGGAGAGCACTCCGATATTATAGGTGCAGTAGACGAACAGGTTGAAAAGGCGGCTACAGCAGAGGAGAAATTAAACTTTATTACAATCTTAAAATATTAAGGAGTGAAAAAATATTTCTTGACTTACAATCTAAATTTCTGTATAATATAATATATGGGAGATAGATTTTATCAACAACAACAGGAAAGAACGGGCTGGGCTCACGGACTTCCAGAACACTATAAAAAACGAGGTAGAAAAATGGCATGGGATGATGCAAAAAAAGCTCAAGCAGTAGAGATGTATACTGAACAACAAGCAACTCCAGAGACTTCAATGGAGATTGTAAAGGAAATTGCAGACGACATTGGTGAATCACCAAATGGAGTTCGTATGATTTTGACTAAAGCAGGAGTATATGTTAAGAAAACTCCAAGCAGCGGTTCATCTTCATCAAGTGCAGGAACTGGAACAGCTAGAGTAAGCAAACAGGGCGCACAAGACGACCTAGTTGCATCTTTAACTGACGCTGGTCAAGAACTAGATATGGATATTATTAGTAAACTAACAGGTAAGGCTGCAGTATACTTCAATGCCATAGTTGGAAACATCAATAAGTAAATAAACTAAAATACTCCAGTTACTACTAGAAAGAGTTTTCTTAATAGTAATGGAGTACATAGTGACTAAAGATGAGTTCAAAAAGAATGTAGATAATTGTGGCGACGCTATAATTACCTACAGAAGTATTAACTCTCAAAAGCTAAAATACAATGTTTGTACATTAGATTTTGACAATAAGTATATTCAAAGCAAGAAGAACAGAGCTAAGGAAACTGGCGATACTGTTCTTCTTTTTTGTTGGGATACTGATTCGTATAGACTTCTTCAACCGAAGAATGTAACGAGCATCGTTCCCCTCAGTGCAATACTGAAGAATAGACGATGAAACTATATGAGTCTCCAGAGGTTTATGAAAAAGTTGTTTCGGAGAATGAAGAAGGCACGGAACAAGTTAAACTGACTGTTAACGAATTTAGAGGGATAGAGTATTTGCATTTTCGCAAGTATTATCTAGACTTCGATGGCACCTTTAAACCCAGCAAGGACGGGTTAGCCATGAAATTGGATTTTGAAAATTCAAAAGCATTATTCGAGGGTCTGGTAGAGATTTTATCTATAGCGGAAGTGAAGGATACCCTAGAGGTACACTTCAAAGACATTTTAGATAAAATTTACCTTACCTGAATTTAGTTCTTGACATTCATTTGGAAATTTAGTATAATATACAAATGAATAAAAATATAAAAGCAATTTTGAGAGAAGCTGCGAAAGCCTACTATGAGGGGAAACCCCAAATGTCAGACCGAGAGTTTGACGAGTTGGCGAGAGTAGCTGAGTTCGATGAAGTCGGTGCAACTAGCAGAGACAATCGAACTCCTCACGCTTTTCCTATGTATTCACTTCAGAAAGTTTTTACTAATGAAATAGATACAAAAGACCCACTAAAAGGCTATAAAGGTGCGACTATCGTCACGCCTAAGCTGGATGGGGCAGCAGTTTCATTGCTTTATATTGATGGCAAACTACACAGGGCGCTTACTAGGGGCGATGGTGTAAAAGGATTAGACATTACAGAGTTAATGCGACATCTTGTGCCTGCCTT